TCAGCTGCCTCCTGGCGTTGTACCGGCTGAGATGGCCTTTTCGGGTTCGCCAACGGGGCGCGGTGGCCGCAGCTGCTCTAGGAGCTGTTCCAATGTGCCCAGACGTACCGTGGCCCGCAAGGTGTCCGCCTCGGCATGTTCCCGGCGCTGGCGCTCTTCGATCAGATCGGTCCGCGCCGCAGCCAGTTCGGTGCGCACGCTTTCCAGCGCTTGCACATCGCCGGTCCAGCGCACCTGCAGGGCTTGGTACTCCGTAGCCGCCAGGCGCAGTGCGTCGCGCTCGCGTTGCTGGGCGTCGGCTCGCTGGCATGCCTGCGCCAGTTCCCGCTCCAGGCGGGTATGGCGTTCCAGCCACTGGCCATTGTCGCGGTTGAGTTGCATCAGGTCGTGGTTCTTGGCGGTCAAGGCCTCGTTGGCCTGCCGTAGGGCAACCTGCAGTTCCTGTACCTGGTGCTCGTGCCGGCGTTGTTCCTGCTCACGCTGGTCCTTGACCGAGGTGCGGTAGTGCTCAAGGGCTTCCCTGGCGTGTTCGTGCTTGTGTTCCAACGATTTCGCATGGGCGTCGTGCTCGGCCACGCGAACGGTCAGACCGGAGATCCGCTCCTCCAACTGAGCCAGTTCGGTGGTGCGGCGGGCCACCTCGCCCCTGGCGGCGTCGCCCGCCTCGCGTTCTGCCTGCAGTACGGTCTCACAGCGCTGCAGCTGCGTCGTGAGTGAGTCAGCCTCTTGCCGGGCCTGCTCCAGCGCTTGGGTGCGCTCCTGGAGCTGCGCCTGGAAGCGCGCCTGGGCCTGCGCAACGACCGTGTCGGCCTCGCTGTGCAACCGCTCGGCGAGGCGGGCGATGAGGTCTTGAAGTGCGTCGCTCACAGATATCTTCGCGCCAACGCCTTGCCCTTCCTCCTCTTCCAACTCCCTCAAATAGCGGTGGATGGTGGTCTTGGAACCCGTGTTGCCCAGCGCCACCCGGACCGCGTCGACGGACGGATGCGTGCCCGTTGCGCGCAGGCTATCGCGGGCACGTTGCACATCGCTTTTGTACAACCCGGACCTTGCCATCCGTCACTCCGCGTATTTCGTAATGTATTACATACCACGTATTTACGTACCACTCAACGTGTTAGACGGACCAACTGCGGGCCATGATCTCACACGGGATAATCTGGAGTTATCCCGCCTTATTCGGAATTTTCGGCTACAGTCGCCCTGCGGCCGTACGAAACGGTGTTTCGGAGTGAGGCGGTGAGCTCGGTCAAGCAGTATCTGGAAGCGGCAACCCGTGCCAACACCGAGCGCGCGTATGCAGGGGCGATCCGTCACTTCGAGGTCGAGTGGGGTGGTCATCTGCCGGCGACCGCGGAGCAGGTGGCGCGCTACTTGGCCGCCTACGCCGGGCAACTCGCGCTAAACACACTCAGGCACCGGCTCGCAGCACTGGCGCAGTGGCACCAGGTGCACGGCTTTGTCGACCCGACCCGGGCGCCGGTGGTGCGCCAAGTGCTCAAGGGCATCCAGACCCTGCACCCGAGCGTCGAAAAACGCGCCACGCCCCTGCAACTCACCCAGCTGGGCCAGGCCACGACATGGCTGGAAGACGCTGCGGCTGCGGCCCAGTCTCGCGGCGATCGCGCCGCAGAACTGCGGCATCTGCGCGATCGCGCCTTGCTGCTGCTCGGCTTCTGGCGCGGCTTCCGCGGCGATGAACTCACCCGCCTCCAGGTGAACCACCTGCGCTTGGTGCCTGGCGAAGGCATGACCTGTTTCCTGCCGCACAGCAAGAGCGATCGCCAACACGCCGGCACCACCTACAAGGTCCCGGCGCTGTCGCGCTGGTGCCCGGTGGCTGCCACCATGGCCTGGGTCGCGGCAGCCGCCCTCCACGAGGGGCCACTGTTTCGCGCGGTCAACCAGTGGGGTGGGATTGCCGTCGCGCCGCTCCACCCCAACAGCCTGGTGCGCCTGCTACGGCGGATCTTCCGCGAGGCTGGGCTGACCTCTCCCAACGACTACAGCGGCCACTCGCTGCGCCGCGGCTTCGCCGGCTGGGCCAACGCCAACGGCTGGGACGTGAAGGCCCTGATGGAATACGTCGGCTGGCGCGACGTGCACTCGGCGATGCGTTACCTCGACGGTGGTGATCCGTTCGCCCGCCAGCGCATCGAAGCCAGTCTGCCGGAAGCGCCCGCGCTGCCAAGGCCTGCAACGACCTGAGGGGCTGGATGGCGTCGATCGAACGGACCGCATACCCGCAATTCAAGCGCAACCCGGTCGTCCGCGAACTGGTTGCGGCCTACACGCCAACCGACGCTGAGGTGGCCTTCGTTGCCGAGTACACCCGGCAGCCTGCGCACCGCCTGACGCTGACGATCCTGCTCAAGACCTTCCAACGGCTGGGGTATTTCCCCGTGTTGGACGAAGTCCCGCCGGCGGTGGTGCGCCATATCCGCAGCGCGCTGAAACTGCGCGTGCAGGTCAAGCCAGCGAATCTTGCCAACGCCTCGCGCTATCGCTACTACCGCCGGATCCGACAATTCCTGCAGGTCCGGGCCTACAGCGACGGCGGGCTGAAGATTGCGGCACGCGCGGTATACGAAGCCGCTGCGGTGATGGATAACCCGGCGGACCTGATCAATGTAGCCATCGAACAGCTCGTGCGTGATCGCGTCGAGCTGCCGGCGTTCTCCACACTGGATCGCCTGACCCGGCGCATCCGCACGCTGGTCAACGGGCGCTATTTCGCTCAGATCGAGGCTCGACTGACCATCGATGAAAAACAGCGCCTGGAAGGCCTCCTGCAGGTCGAACAGGGGCGTCAGAAGAGCCCGCTGCACGCGATCAAGCGCCTACCCAAGCGCTCTTCGCTGCAGCATTTCCAGGAGTTGATCGACCATATCGCCGAACTGGGTGAATTGGTCGGCAGCGAGTTGCACCTGGCGGGCATCCCGGAGGTCAAGCGCAAGCACTTCGCCGCCGAGGCACGGGCATTGGATGCTTCTGAGCTGCGCAAGTTTCGGCCCGCCAAGCGCTACGCCGTACTGGTGTGCTTGATCCACCGGGCCCGGGTCCAGACGCGCGACGATCTCGCGGAGATGTTCATCAAGCGCATGGGGAACATCCACAACCGGGGCCGAGAGGAACTGGAGCGGCTGAGGGCGCGCTATCGCGAGAAGACCGAAGCGATCGTGGCGACGATGTCGGATGTGGTCCGCGTCCTCGACCATCATCGCGGCGACACCGAGGCGGGGCGTGAAATCCGCCGCCTGGTCAACGCCCATGGTGGCGTGCAGACGTTGCAGGCCGACTGCAACGCCATTGCGGCGCATAGTGGCGACAATCACTTGCCGCTGCTGTGGCTGTTCTACAAAAGTCACCGCTCCACCATCCTGCGGATGGTGCGTAGGCTGGACTTGGCCTCGACCACGGAGGACCGCTCGCTGATCGACGCGATCGAGCTGATCCTGACGCAGGAACGAACCCGCAGCGATTGGTTGGACGAAGCGGTCGATCTGGCGTTCACCACCCAACTCTGGCGCAAGACCATCATCCATCGCACCGAACAGGGCGAAGAGCGCATCCACCGGCGCCTGTTCGAGGTTTGTGTGTTCTCATCGCTGGCCAACGAACTGAAATCGGGCGACGTGGCTGTGCGCGGATCGGAAACCTACGCCGACTACCGCGAGCAGTTGCTTCCGTGGGACCAGTGCGAACCTATGTTGAAGGATTACTGCAAGCAGGTGGGGCTGCCGGCTACGGCCGTGGGCTTCGTCAATGCCTTGCAATCGCGCCTGACGCAGGTCGCCGAGCTGACCGATCAGGGCTATCTGGAGAATGGCCAAGTGGTCATCGGCGAGGATGGCATTCCGGTACTCAAGCGCAGCAAGGCCAAGGAGATGAGCTGCGGGGCCCGTGCCCTGGAAACCGCCGTCCTCGACCGCATGCGCGAACGCAGTGTCATCGAGATCCTGTGCGATGTGGCCCACTGGACGCGCTGGCCCCGGCACTTCGGTCCTCTGTCCGGCTCGGACGCCAAGATCGAGCAACCGACCGAGCGCTACATCCTCACCGCCTTCACCTATGGTTGCAATCTCGGACCGGCCCAGGCTGCCCGACACCTGCGTGGCGCTGTCTCGGCGCACATGCTGTCGTTCGTCAACCGCCGGCATGTGGATGCCAACAAACTGGCGGCGGCCTGTCGGGACATCATCAACAGCTACGCCGGCCTGCAGCTCCCCAAATGCTGGGGCGATGGCAAGAGCGCGGCCGCCGATGGCACCAAATACGACCTCTACGACCAGAATCTGCTCGCCTCGTACCACATCCGCTATGGCGGCTACGGCGGGCATCGCCTACCACCACGTGTCCGATACGTACGTCGCGCTGTTCAGCCACTTCATTCCGTGTGGAGTCTGGGAGGCGGTCTACATCATCGATGGCCTGCTGAAGAACACCTCCGACATCCAGCCTGACACCGTCCACGCTGACACGCAGGGGCAGTCGCTGCCGGTGTTCGGCCTTTCGCATCTGCTAGGCATCCAGCTGATGCCGCGCATCCGCAACTGGCGCGAATACAAGTTCTTCCGCCCCGATGAGGACATTCGTTACGAACACATCGATGCGCTGTTCCGGGACACTGTTGACTGGGATCTGATCGAGACCCACTGGAAAGACCTGATGCAGGTCGTGCTCTCGATCAAGACCGGCAAGATCGCGGCCTCGACGCTGATGCGCAAGCTGGGCAACTACAGCCGCAAGAACCGGCTGTACCAGGCCTTCAAGGCGCTCGGTTCGGCCGTGCGCACTCTTTTCCTGCTGCAGTACATCTCCAACCGCGAGTTGCGCGAACAGATCACCGCCTCGACCAACAAGGTGGAGGCCTACAACGGCTTCGCAAAGTATTTCTTCTTCGGCGGGGAAGGGGTGATTGCCGACAACGACCCCGTCGAGCAGGAGAAGGCCGTCCAATACAACGACTTGGTCTCCAATGCCGTCATCTTCTACAACGTGGTCGAACAGACCCGAATCATGACGTCTCTGATGCGGCAGGGGTGGAAGATCACGCGGGAAGACGTGGCGTTCCTCAGCCCGTACGTGACCAGCCATGTAAAACGCTTCGGGGATTACCTGATTGATGTGGAGGCGGTCCCGGAACCGTATGAGACTGAACTGGCATTGGCAGGGTAGTTTTTGTGCGCCAAAATATCCGCTAACTCACTGATGCAATGGATGAAATCTAATCTTGTGAGCTATTTTTACACGTATGTCGGCTGAACCCCCCTCCGGGGTCCGCGTCAAGGGGCAGGGGATAGGGGCTTCATGGACACACAAGCACTTGCACTGATTGGCGCGTCTGCGCTGACCGTGACTGTCGGCCTCGCCCGACTGGTCGCGTGGATTCTGGATCGTCGGGCCGAAGCTGCGCTGCGCGCACACCGCGCACAGGTCTTCATCATCGAAAGCTACGCCGATCTCGTCGCATCGTCGTTGGACGTTGACTACGTTGATCCGTGCGTAGCTGCTGCTGAGGAACGTGCCGAACTCATGGCCGATGCGACCTCTGGCTATTGGTATGGGCAGTCCGTCGCATGAGCGCCGTCGTCGTTTCCCACATCGACACCTATCACATGGTCATTTTTGGCCGTCGCACCCGCCTGTTTCGTCTCACCGTGCGCCGTGCTGGCCTCGTGGTTGAGCAGAGCGTTCACATCTCGCGCCGTGCTGCTCGTGACTGTGCTTCCGCTGCCGTGGAGTTCTACGCGCATGGCTGATGGATCGCTCGCGGTGTCGGGACTCCCCTCGTCTAACAGGGGAGTCAGTGAATTCAGGAACAGTGATGGCACCCTCACGGTGATCATCGACTGGTTTTCTGCCTCTGTAGATCTGTTCGCCGTTCTGCGCCAGGTCGGATACCTAGATCGTGACGACGCTGAAGAGGTTCGGCAGTGGTCGGACGCATGCGCCGAAAACGCCATGGTCATTGCGATCAACCTGTTTGCGTTTTTCTTCGCCGGCCTCGGCATGGAATTGGACAAGCAGGCAGGCCCCGGCAGCTTCTACACCTGGCGCGTGCGTGTGCTCGACCGCGAAGGCAAGCACGTGGGCATCATCGAGTTCGGTGGCGAAGAGTGCCGCCGCAAGGATGGCACCTACACCGCTCGTATTGAATTGACGGGTGCCGGTTGCGCCATGGTGAGCGCAGCGCGCTGCGGCCATGCGAAGCGGTGGCTGGAGCTTCGAGCGAAGCTCGAAAGCTGCGCTGGGAGATTGACCCGTGTGGATACCGCTGCCGATGATCTGTTGGGGAAATACCCGCTCAAGCTCGCGCAGACTTGGTACACCGATGGTGAATTCGACAACCGTGGGCAGCGGCCCAAGGCACAGCTGATTGACGACTACGACAGCGGCGACGGCAAGACGCTGTATGTCGGTACCAAGAAGTCCGAAAAGCAGCTGCGCGTGTATGAGAAGGGCAGGGAACAGGGCGACAAGGAATCGCCGTGGGTGCGCTACGAAGCACAGTTCAAGGCATCGAACCGCAAGGACCTGTCGCTAGACATTCTTCGCGATCCGGCCGGCTATCTGCTCGGTGCCTATCCGGTCCTGAACTTCCTCCAGTGCGTGGCACTTCGCATGGATATCACCAAGGCCGCTGTGGATGCGACTTGGAAAAGTGCGCGCCGGCACATCAAACGCCAGTACGGCGCAACCCTCAATTTCATTGTGCGGCACTGCTCAACGCCTGACGCGTTGCATGCCGTCATCAGCACCTGCACGTCGCATCGGCTACCGGCGTGGGCAACAGCAGACGTAGCCAATCAATGGCCCGAAATCGCGGGCGTCAATCAAACCTTACAAGGGGTAACACCATGAGCGGAATCAAAGTCACTGTGTTGAGCGCCGAAGTTGATGAGCGTGGCGGCACGTTCAAGGACGACGAGGGCAAGGACCGGGAATACACCACGCGCAAGCAGAAGGCCAAGCTGGAAGCCGGCGGGTTCGCCTATCCGCTGGATGTGCGCTTGGAAAAGGGCCAGGCCGCCTATCAGCCCGGTGAATACGAGCTCGATCTGGAAGCCATGGTGACCGTCAACAAGGGCGCTATCAATTACAGCAAGTTCCATGTGCTGCGCGCTGTCAAAGCGCACGCACGCGTGGCGGCTTAACACGTGGCGATGTGCGTAGCCCTGCAAGCGGATGGCACGTTGGTGCCCACCGGCCAATCGGTTGGCGAGTGCAGCGGCTACGTGCTCGTCAGTGGTAGCGAATACAGCGTGTATGCGCTGGTGCAAGAAGCGTTCGCAATGCCCAGCCAGGAGGACGCCGTAGCGTGGTCCACCGGCTGCTGTGGCCTGGTGATCGTGTGGTTCGTCCTGGGACGCCTTGCCGGCAGCGTCGCGGGCATGTTCAACGACCGGTAAATCAATCAATCAACGAGGAGAGAAAACATGGGTGACATTCTGACTGGCGTGAGCGGTGCCGAAGCTGCAACCGCGATGATCGCAGCGGCCGCAATCATTGCCTTGGTGGGCTTCACCAAGTGGGGTGCCAAGAAGGTCGCAAGCTTCTTCGGCTAATGGTGGTGAGGGCAGGGCGGCGCTTCGGTGTCGCCCTCTCTCTTTCAGGGGTAGGGCGATGATTATTTTGTTGTTCTGTGGATTCATGGGCGCGCTGTGCGGCTGGGCAGGCGTCAAGGGGTTGGATGTGTGAGATACATTGTCGTCGTCGCACTCTGTCTGGCTGCGCTGTTTTTTTCGTCGCGTGTCAGCGCCGCATGCGTACAACTTGAAGCGCCGACCTCATCGCATAACGGTGATTGGAGTTGTGCGGACCAGGGCGAGGCGTTTGCGAAGGTCTCGTCATTCCCGGTGCCTGCTGATCTTGCAAAGTGCGCAATGAAGGCTGTTCGTGCCGTTGCCAGTGGTCCCGGCTTTAGTCAGCGCATGACCTACCCAGGCAATACATGCGGTATTGGTTATGAGTTGGATATTGGTACCGGTAGCGCACAATTTCCCGAGGCTTCAACCTGCGCCAAGCGTCCTGCGCAAAGCGGGTGGATCAACCCTACTGCGCCAACACCATCTGACGTTTGCAACGATGGCTGTTACTACACGTATTCCGTCGATCCCGGCAACCCGAAGGGCTATAGCTATACGCCCAGCGGCGCTACATGCACTACCGATGACGCTGCGCCACCTATCGATGATGGTGGCGATGGTAGTGATGGTGATGGCAGTGGTGATGGCGGTGGTGATGGCGGTGGTGATGGCGGTGGCGACGGTGGTGGAGATGGCGGTGGCGACGGTGGTGGTGATGGTGGCGGAGATGGCGGTGGTGATGGTGGCGGAGACGGTGGCGGAGATGGTGACGGCGATGGCGATGGCGATGGCGACACGCCCGGTGACGGCGATGGCACCACGCCCGGCGATGGTGAAGGCGGCGAGGGTGCTCCCATGTCAGAGCTCTACAAGAAGAGCGGCAAGACTGTTGAGTCTGTGCTGAGCAAATTCAATACGCAGGTGCGTGCTACGCCGATGGTGGGCGGCATTACCGATTTCATGACCGTTCCGTCTGGTGGATCGTGCCCGGTGTTCTCGTTGGGCGCGTCGAAGTGGTGGAACGCCATGACGATCAATTTTCACTGCGGCGGCGATTTCCTGGCGTTTTTGCGTGCGGCTGGCTGGGTGATCCTGGCGATTGCCGCATATGCCGCGCTCCGCATCGCTGTGACTTGAGGACGACGATATGCAAGCAGGCTGGTTCAACGATTTGACCGCATGGCTGTGGCGTGCCGTCAAGATGGTGTGGCAAGCGGTTGTTGATTTCGTCGGCGACCTGTTCGTGATGTGGCTGGAACAGTCGCTGTCGGCCATTCTCTACGTGCTGACGCTGTTGCCGATGCCGGATTTCATGAAGGGGCAGAGCATCGGCGGCATGCTCGGTAACGCCGGCAGCACAATCCTGTGGTTCGCGGATGTGTTCAAGATCGGCCCCGCGCTGGTGATGATCGGTGCGGCCATGGTGTTCTATCTGTTGCGTCGAATTTTGACGGTGGGGATTTGGTGACATGCTCGTTTTCAACGAAGGTGTGCCGCGTGCCGGCAAGAGCTACGACGCGGTAAAGAATCACATTCTCCCTGCGCTCAAGAAGGGTCGGCGCGTTTTCGCACGGCTCAATGGTCTGCGCTTTGATCGCATCGCCAAGCACCTGGGCATTCCTGAGAGCGACGTCCAGCAGCTGCTGGTGCTGGTCGATACCAAGGACGTGGCGAAGCTGTTCGCATGCACGCAGGATGACTCGGGCAAGTGGTGTATCCCGGACGAGTTCAAAGATGCGTTGGTCGTTATCGATGAGGTGCACGAGTTCTACGTCAACGAGCGCAAGCCACTTGCGCCTGCCGTGGAAAACTTCTGGGCGTTGCTCGGCCAGAACGGCGGCGATGCAGTGATCATGACGCAATGGATCAACCGCTTGCATTCGGCGGTCAAGGCCCGTATCGAGAAGAAAAACACGTTCCAGAAGATGACCGCCATCGGCATGAAGGGCCGGTATCGCGTCACCTATTTCCACACGACTTCGCCGGGCAAATTCGAGAAGGTGGGTGGCCAGACGCTCAAGTACGACCCGTCCATTTTTCCGTTGTATGACGGCTACGCGCCGGGCGCGGAAAACACTGAGGTCTATGAAGAGGGCGGCAAAAACGTGTGGGCCGCGATGGCCGTGCGTGCTGTCATCTTCATCGTTGTCGGTGGTGTCGGCATCTACTTCTTCGTGCACTACTTCACCAAGGATCGCTCCGATCCCAGCAAGCCCGTTGCAGCGGCCAGTCAGACCGCCAAGCCTGCGCATGTGGGGGCAGGGCTTGCCAATGGCGCGCCGAGCGTGCCGATTCAACCGCCTCCGCCTGATCCGTTGGCCGACCTCACGCAGGAACAGCGGTACGTCGCCGAGCTGGCCGGCAAGGGCCGTATTCGGCTGGCGGCGCGTGCGCGGGTAGGGGATCAGGATCGCGCCTGGGTGCAGTGGATCGATGACAGCAACAACGTCATTGAGCAACTTGACCTGACGCAGTTGCGCGCCCTGGGTTACAGCGTCAGCGTCGTCACGTATGGCGTGCGTCTTTCGGCCGGCAAGCACATCATGGTGGCCACCGCGTGGCCCTGGACCGCGCCCATTCGTGAGAAGGACGCACGGCTTTACAACATGGCCCCAGACGGGAGCGGCGGCGCTGCTGGCGTTGCGACCGCAGGGAGTGACGGCGGCGGCGCTGACCGCGACCAGGTGCGCGGCGGCGTGATCGAGTACGGACCGCGCACCCAAGGCACGTTCCCGGACAACAAGGGTTACAGTTCAAGCACCAGCACGCCGGCCACCACGTTGCAGATGTAGTTTCGTGACGCGTCACGATTTAGCACGGATCGTTTGGCAATTCTTGCCATCCATTAGATAGCCGACGGAAGCGCTTGTGTTGAATGCATCGTTCGTTCGATTCCAGCGCTCGTAGTTGCAGCGTCGGCAGTTCTGCAGGTTGGGTGCGGGGCCTGTACAGCGGTTGCGGGGCGACTGGTAGCGCTGCACTGACGCTGCGCATGGTGAAGTAGCCCAGGCATAGCGCCACCACGCCGGCAAGCGCTGCGGTCATCAGCTGGCCTACGAAAATGCCTAAGGCGATTTCCCACCAAAGCCCATCATGGTTGTTCTGCGGTCTGTAGCTCATGCGGCCTCCTATGACGATGAGCGGGCATTGTAGGGGTGTAGGGGCAGCGCCCCTACGGATAACGCCTCACCCGCGCCGTGGAGTTCGTGGCCCACGCGTTCTACGCACCACCTGCGCTCTATCGGCGGACCCCGCGCCACCCACCAGTGAAGACCGCTTTTCGCGCCTTTTCAGCAGCACGTCCCGCAGGTAGATCACGTTGGCTCCGTTGCATATCCGCGATCCCGGAGTTCTTGTGGCAGTAGGCTTCTGCGGGTTCTCTGATCGGGCATTCCGCTCTTCGGACATCATCAGCGACCACTCCCGCGCGATGCAGCACGTCAGCGACCAGAAACGCATGTCTGCGGCGTGCAGGTCTCGTCCCTCGGGAGTGAACATCCGGTCTCCCTGAAAACCAAAACCGGCCCAAGGGCCGGTCAGGTCTACGCGATCGTAGGTGTCTAGCTTCATCGTCCAGTCCGCTTCCTGTGGAGGGACCAGCAGTGATAGGCCGCCAGGCCGCACAGGAGCGTCAACAGGCCACTTCGCATAATGTATATTATGTCAGAAAAACTCCTGCAGGAGCATCCGTTCAAATCATTGCGTACGACAACCCAGTCAAAGCCACCAGATGGCCGCAGTAATAGACGTAGAACGCTCTACCCGTCCGCGGGATGGCCCATGACAGGTAAGCCAAACCTGCAATCGGCAGCGCAAGCAGCGGCCACAACGTCCGGTTCACCGAGCACAAGAGCACTAGCGGGATCACCAAGAGCACAACAACCGACACTGCCCTTGGCCATCGCCAACCCGCTGGATTGCGCCAGAACAGCCAGGCACCGAGTACAACCGCCAGACCGTTCCACCGATAGTCAACCAGGTAAGGTGCCGGCAACAGGCAGAAAGCCAACACAACCCATTTTCGTTCTTCGATCGCACGAATACAGACAGCTGCCAATGCGAAGGACAAGAGAATATTGAGCGGCAGTGCCCGATTGAATGCGATCGCCGCAATCGGTGTCGCAATGAGTCCCCACAGGAACAAACGCTTGATCAACTTGGCGACATCAGCACCCGGCTGCGCCAAATTGTAGGCAAACACCAGTGCGAACAATGGAAATGCCACGCGGCCCAGTTCTGCAATGACCGGCACATAGCCCAGGTGCAAAATCTTCAAGGTGTGGTCGCCTGTCATAAACAGCAGCGCGAGCCACTTCACCAATTCACGCCCTCCGCTTGTCAT